GCATGTAGTTCTAGGCCATGTGTGCATACGTGAATTTGAAGTACCGCACATGTTATTTGTTGCATAGTCTAGACGCTTGTAAGCTGCTGACCAATAAGATTTTCTATTTTCATTCATATTTCTATATCCACCGAGTGCATGCCAAAATGCTCTTTCAGCATCCCATGGCTGTGTACCTGTTAGATATGTATGAAAGCTTGTCCAGTCGTCTGAGTTGTCCCATGAGTAGTTGTTAAACATTGCATTTCCACGCATGTTAACAGAATAAATAGATGGGATAGAATATGGTCTTCTTGAACCATCAGTTACTTCTGGAAGTACTGAATTAAGACCACTTTGAATTCCTAATGATGCTGCTGTAATTCCTAAGCTGGCCACCGACACTCCTGTTGTTGGAATATTTAAAGCTGAAAAAAGTGCCATTATGTTAGTACCCATCCTTTCACTGCATCTGTATAAACTAAAGTTATTTTTGCTCCATTTACGTTGACTATAAGATCTTCTGCAAGTCCCTGAATCTTTTCGGTATTTCTTCCAATTGTCCAGTTAGTTGTAGCTGCGGCTAAAGTCATATCAACTATTTGAACAGTATATCCCAGTGTAGGGCTGAATGGAAGTGTTACTGTTATCCCGCCTTGATTTACAAATATTCTTTCATTATTTAATGCTGTAGTATTTATTGTAGCAATTCGCCAAGACAAAGGGACTGTGGACAACGATGTCTGAAGAGCAGAAACTGTAGACTGAAGAGTTGTATACTGAACTGAGTTTGTATTAACAAATCCTTCAATATTTGTTGTTCTTCCCTGCAGGTCTACAATGTCTGCTTCTGCATCTGTTAATCTTGTTCCATTAGTTCCTGTGTTAAATGCTGTTACTGCAGCATCCTTTGTAGAATTAATTACTGCTATAGCATCTGTAGTGGCATTGTTAATATCTGCAACGCCTAGAGTATTTCCCATCTGATTTAATGCCGCTCCAACAAGCTGTAGCTCATTTGCATTTAACGGATCATTTGCATTAGTCATTAAAGCAGTTGCTGCTGTTTTAAACTGATTAATCTGCGTCGTTAATGTTGAGTAATCTGGCATTTTTTACGCCTGCGCTTCCGTCCATGCAAGCACTGCTGAAATGTTGGCTGCTGAAGAACCAAGATTTGTAGCAACGATTGTAAGGATGTCTGGGGCATTTGGGAAACCTGGTGTGGCAACGCTGCCGTCTCCATTTAGAATAGAGTTTCCTAGGTCTCTTGCTTTTGTAAGATCGATACGTGTAACAGAGTAGTTTGTACCTCCACCGTTATCTGTGTAGAAAGCAAACACACGGTCTCCTCCAGAAACTGTATTTGTAGGAGAAAGAACTGGAGATCCTGGTGTTCCCGTTCCATCGTGATAAATAATTTGTGCAAGTGATCCAGATCCTACTCTTGAATCTGCCCATGCACTTGGAATGTTCACACCGTTTAAGGACTGTGCGTTTAGAATTCCTTCAACAAGGAACTGACCCTGTGCAAGAATGTTAACGCTGTAAAGTTTTAACTGCATGTTATTTGACAATTCACGAAGACCAAAGTTACGACCCGTACCATTATCGGCAGAAGGTGCAACTCTAAGTGAAATTAGGGGACGTGCCTGCTGTGTTGCTCCAAAGACCTGGGTTACTGCTCCATTTGGATTAACTGCAGATGAAGTCTCATCTGGCTGAGCAACAGCATATGAAATTGTATTTGAGGTAACGTTATTAATTAAGAACGTTCCATTATAAAAGCTTGAAGTTACAGCGCTTGGGCTGTTAAATGCTGACACCGCTTGGAACGGTATATTGCTTGAAGCTCTAGTAAACAAGAACGTTGTAGATGTAACTCCAGTAATTGTCCATGTACCGTTAAATACATTGTCAACTCCAGTTACAACAACTGTTTGTCCAACCCTGTGCTTGTGAGCAACAGATGTTGTAAGACTTGCTTGGTTGTTAGATAGCTGCTTGTATGTAATTATAGATACATCGTTTACACCTGAGACTACCGCATTATATCCTGCAAGTAATGAGTGAGGTGCTGAAGTTGTAATTGTTGCAACTCCTGATGATCTTACTCTTGAAACAATTGTTGCTGAAACAGATCCAGATCCACCGACCTGTAAGTATCTCTGCATACCAGCTGTAAAGATAAAGGAAGCATCATCATCGAAGCCTCCGTCCATAATTACTGAGGATCCCCAGTGGCTCATAACTGGAGCACATTCTTGAGAAATAACCTGAACTGAAACTTGTGCAGATCCAGATCCACCAGGAATAGTTCCGTCTGGTCTAAATGTAGCTGCTACATATGTTCCGTTAAGGCTATAAGCAGATCCTGCATAATATGTTACATAAGGCTGTCTACGAATAAGATTCATAGCATAACCTTTTGCAGTATTGCTGTATGCACCAATTGAAGTATACCGTGCAATTTCACAATAATTTTCATCTTGAATTCTAATAAATCCGCTTGATGGCCAGTAGTCTACGTTATCGACATACATTACTGTATCTTGTGGAAGAAGATTTGATCCTCTTACTGCCGTTCCGCCTGCAACTAGCTTTGAAAACTTTGTCGGCTCATTAATTGCTTCATATCTTGCAGGCAAGTTACCTGATCTTTGATATGCTGCAAGATTATTATTGTTGTTAGAAATTTCATGACACCATGTGATCTTTCCACCTTGGCCTCTAAATCCGTATCTAATTGTTCCTGCTCCATACCAAGAATAATCGATGTAAGTCATCTGCATCTTTGATGGGTCAAATACGTGTCCTGATGGACCGCTTCCATCAAACTTGTCTAGGTTCCATTCTGACTGCTTAACTTTAATGATTTGAGTCTTGCGAACCTTTACGCTTGTCTGGCTTGCTCCACGATAAGCTGGGGCTATTGTTAAAGAAGAGTCTGATGCAATTTGAAGAACTCTGTAAGACTGTCCACGGATTACAATTTTATCTCCTGAAACCAATTGTTTTCTAAAGATTGTTCCGTTTCCTGTTACTGTTGAGTTAAATTTAGTTACTGACACATTTCCTCTAAGAACCTGTGTTGACCATTGACGACAAGCAAATATTCCTTGTCCGTCATATTCAAAGAAGAAACCATCCTGCTCTGAGTAAAGACCAGCTCTTGTTGATGCGCCCTTCCAAATGTATGCCGTAGCAAAAACATTTACTCCGCCTGGAATTTGATCAATTGCTGATAGTGTTTCTGTAAATACAACGTTATACTTAAATGTTGTAGCATCAATAATTGCTGTTACAAGGTGAATTCCATTAAATGGATTGTATGTTCCAGAAGTTTCTGTTCCTTCAATTTTAACATAAGCACCTGGCTGTAAATTGTGGGAATTAAGTGTAGTTACAGTTATGTCTTGTGAACCTGGAACTAATCCAGTAGACGCTAAATATTCTACCTGGAATGTAGGTGTAAACTTTGTTCCTGTTGAGAACTGAATTGACTTTCCAGACTGGTATCTAAAATATCTGCGTGTTTGACGCATTGTCTGAGTACCGCACACATTGTTTCCTGTAGACATAATAACTCCGCCATCATGAGGTCTATGATTTACATATCCTTCAGGCTTTGCATAAAATCCTTGATCAATCGTGTTGATTGGGTTATTAATTTGCCCATTTGCCATAAACGACATTGAGTTTGGTGTATCTACAGTGTCAATAAAGAAGCTTCCAAAGAAATTGCTTCCTTCTTTTTGTGTAACAAGGACTGGTGTTCCTGGAAGAAGTCCGTGTGGCTTTGGTGAAACAATTGTAATTCTTGAAGGTGTCGCTTGGTCTGATACTGCAGAAAATGAACCTAGCTGACCAACAACTCCGCCCATGATATGAGCATTGTCAAAAATTCCTCCGCCATAAATTGATGTTAATGTTCCATCTTGAATCGGTCCATTAACAACTCCTTTTGCAGTATATGTAAAAGTTGTTGCTCCTGTTGGGAAACATAAAAATGTTCCGTCTGCGTTATCTGAAGTTGTTTCCTGAACAGATATAACATCTCCTGAGCTTAATCCGTGTGGAGAGTTACATGTAACAGTTATTGTAGATAAAGGAGCAACTCCATTTCCTTGGATTAACTGAATATCAATTGCGTTTCCTCCAGTTGATCTTCCAAAGAAGCCTGGATAATTTTGAATCATTGTAAGGGTTTCCCACTTAGAGTTCTGGATACCGTATTCAAAGTCGGTATCAATAAGAGATACAGGGTTTGCTGTACGAAGCTTTCCTACCGCATCCGTCATATAATCGGCTGGCTCAAAAATTTCATTTTCTGTATCATAAACAATTTGCCAGTCATCTGTTGGCAACATTGTAGATGTGTTGTACTTTAATACTAATATTGTTTTTCCGTGTGCGGCATCATGATATGGGTCTGAGACAGGAGTGCTAAAAGAATGGCTATATAGACCTAGGGCAGGATCAGCAAAATTGTAGACAATCTTGTTATGTGTTGTATTTGTAATTAACAGTAATTTTTCTCTGCGAATTAGCTTAGGAATAGTTAATGTTCCTGTGCCTGGTACAAATTGAATATCTGTTAAGCTTAAAATTTTTCTTGCCATAGTGTTTTTCTCCTAGAATATCATGCTTGTTGCTAAAAGTGTTGCATTTTGCTGAGTCATATTTGTTAAGAACTCGTACTTTGGATAGTATACACCAAGATTTAATACTTGGTCTGCTTTCCAACTATCTAGTTCATTTATTACATTTTGTACTGCTGTTTCCCCCGCTGGTCCCGTTGCACCTTGAGGTCCTGTAATACCTTGTGCGCCTGCTACTCCTATTGGTCCCTTTAAGTTTCCTTGAAGTACCCATGTAGTGTTTGAAGAGTTATATTGAAAATAATCTCCAGTGGTTGTATTTAAATATGTGTCTAGTCCTAGCTTGCTTGCTGGATTCTCTGATGTTGGGTTGTTGATTCCTGTAAAAGTATAAGAACCTCTTTGTCCCGCCACACCTTGTGATCCTGGAGTTCCTGCCGCACCAGTCGGTCCTGCTGGAATTTGAAAATTAAATATTGCGGCTGATGATGTTCCACCGTTTGCAATTGCTGCTGGAGTTCCTGCTGCAACAGTTGTAACTGTTCCTACAGAAATAGTTGCTGCAGAACCTGTAGGTCCTGTTGCACCTTGGGGTCCTGGTCTTGAACCAGCGACGGTAACCCAAGAGGTACCGTTCCATCTTTTTAGTGACATTTTATGACCCTCCTATCCTAAATTATACCAGAATGGCTATTCAAAGCCCATCCAAGCTAAAGCTTTTAAGTCTTCAAATACTGTTGAATTTGAAGAAATAATATTGTTTATATTTGATGCAGTAACTATTGCTAGCCATTGCCCTTGACTTCTTACATAAGCTAAACCAGTTGAAGCGTCTGAGGCAACAAAGCCATTAGGTGCATTTTGTGGAAAGTTTGCAACAGTTGCATAATTTGTAAAAGTTAATTGGTCGTAGTAGCTTGGACTTTCATTTTCATTTATGTCAACCCATAATTGTACATTGTCTGGATTAGGTGGAGTTGCTCCAAACTCTACAATTGATCCGTCAAATTCGTCTGTATCGATCCAAAGCTCTCCTTCGTATGATGGAGTTCCTGGCTCGTCTGCGCTATAAATTAATTCTTGAATTGGCTCAACATTGTCAACCCAAAATTCGTATTGTGCTGGATCTGGAGAAACTGCTCCTGTATAAAACTGATTAAATGGAGTATCTATGTCATCTACGTCAATCCATAAATCACCAGTTTGAGTTGCCCCTATTGGTGGAGCTACTAAACCAACAAAGAAAATAGATGGTGCTGCAGTATTATCTGTAGGAGTAAGAGAAAGCCCTCCTCCTCCATCTCCAACCTGAATATCGTCCCAAAGTAAACCAGTCCATACTTTTAATTTATCTAATGGGAGGTTGTAATAAATTTGTCCGTGTACTGGATTCGGTGGAGGAAATTCTAATCCAACAATTACACCATTAGTAAATGTATTTTTAGAAGTCCATGTATTTGTTGTTGATAAAGAAAGATCTGTTGATACATACTCCCAAGATGAGGCTAGGGCGTTCCAAACCTTTAAAGATCTTGTATTGCCGCTTCTGTATTCATCTGTATCAAACCAAAACTCTCCGTCTGCTGGCGAGGATGGCGCCGATGCTGACATGATTGCCTTTGATGGCGGTATTATGGTTTCTAAAATTAGCTTTTGATTGTCATCGTCGTAAGTTGCTGTAATATTAGGGTTTAGGCCGTGAGTAAATAGAGGAGCAATATAGTCTTGAGCTTGCTCTTGAGTTAGCTGAGCAGTTACTGCTAGGTTGATCTTGTTTGCAACATCATCATAGGTAGCCGTTACATTTGAATGTCCAGCGTGTGTGAATAAGCTTGCGACTGAGTCTTGTGCGGCTTCCGTAAATCCTGGAAGATCCTTAGTGGTTATTTCTAAATTTAATTTTCCAGCTGGGTCGTCATATGTAAGAGCAACACCTGTAGAATAAACGTTTCCTGAGACCATGCCTGCCACAAGATCCTGAACGACTTCTGTTGTATTTGCTAAAGCTAAATATGTGCTTGCTGCAGTACTTATATTAAGCTTGGTTGCAAGAGCAGTTGTTATTGTTGTTGCAAAATTTGCATCATCTCCTATTGCTGCTGCAATTTCATTTAATGTGTTGAGAACACCTGGAGCTGCATCTATTAGATTAGAGATTGAAGTGTCTACATAAGATCTATCAGCTATAACAGATGTATCTACACCAACTGTGATTTTATTAGAAAAAGGATATAGGGTCCAGGATGCATTTGTTGCTCCGCCTGGCTCTGGAGGGTATCCTGGATTGCTTGGGTTTCCAGATCTTATAAAGTATGATCCAACTACTCCATATGGGCTTCCAATTGGAATGCTTACAACATCATTTAATGCATATGAATATCCATTATTGTAATCTCCTAAGTAATTAGGAGGTGTGGTAACATAAGTTTTTGTTATTCCATTTCCAGCAGTTAGGGCTGTTGCAACCGCAGTTACTACCTCTGCGTCATCATAAGTGGCTGTTAAGCTTAAAATATTTGTGGTGTCGTTATAAGATACGGTAATTCCTGTGTGGTTACCACCTAATATAGAAGCTGCTGCAAGATCTTTGATCTCGCTTGGATCTTGAAAGTTAAGCTCTAGCTGTTTTACTTTATAGTCAAGTGAGTTAGGGTCTGTTGAGTTATTTACACCGACTTTTGTCTCAAGGGCTTCAATTGCATCATTTGCGTTGGCGTGTTGAGAAGCATGCGAAACTAAAGCTGTTGAGTCGGTAGACTGTGGATTTACAAAATCATCTTTAGTGGTTGGGAATGATGTGGCCATGTATATTATTATACCGCCTTCCATATTATTGCCAGATTATATAACGTATCCTTCTGGTTGATCTTTAGACCATTTTCCAACAGGGCATTCTGAATGAGGAAGCTTTGTTTTTGCTGTCATAAAACAACCACACTTTTTGCATTGTCTGGTTGCTTTTAACAAGTGTTCACACCCAAGGCAAATGCTAAGCCTTTCTTTGGCCACTTCTTTTGACACATGCTCTATGTTTGGGTTAAACAGATCCCATGGTCTTGCCGTCCTGCTTTCTTCCATGCTATAAAAACTTAGACTTTCTTTGAAGCCTTCCATGATCTTGATGCGTTCTATCATTGTAAGAAAACATTGTTACAGCAGAATATTTTATTCCCGACTTTACTGGTAGGGCAGCGTGTGCAAACAGCCAGCTAGAGGGAAACAAGACTATGTCCCCATACTGAGGGATATACGTATAGTCATAATTGGGAAACCAAAGCTCTCCGCCTTCATAATCATCATTTAAATACATTACAGTAGAAACATCACAATGATATGTCGGACCACTATCTGGATGAACTTTAAAATGCTGCCCTTCGCCATATCTAACAAAATTAATTGCTTCCATGTAGTTTAGTTGGTTTATGTTATAAACTTTTGTAAAATCAGCAAGGCACTCTTTTAACTTTTCTGTTATTTGATCATGCACTGAAATAATCTTATCTGCAGATTCTGTACCTGGGGCAAGAGATTCTCTTTTAATTTTAAAATCAACGCAATCACGGTAATCTGGTCTTTTTTCAAAATCACCGACTGTTGCTTCTGACCATTTGAAAAACGAACTATTGCCAGAACCAAGAACCTCCTCTAGTCTTTGTGGAATTTCCATTGCCTCTGGAAGTGCGTTTCTGTAAATTCTTAATCCCGTAACTGGTGAATCAATTATCATATTTATCCATTCTCTTTCATCTATTATACCAAAGGTATCCACTTTTGTGAATACTGATTTTTTATTGTTGATATCGGGCTTATATAAAACACTAATGATTTAAATGCCCTGGAGTATTTTATTTTATTTCCAGCTTCAGAAACCAGTATGTCCCCTGGATTTAAAATTAAGCTGTCTTCGTTTATAGATATACTAGAAATATCAGTGTCTAGAGATACTATGCCAAACAGGCTGGGCTTTGAGTTCCCTCCCGCATCATACCAAAAATTAGGGTCTTGATTTTCAACTATTTCAGAATACAAGAAGTACTTATTTTTTTTATAGCTTAAATCATATTTTTTGCAACACTCTTTAACCGCCTCTACTACATCAGACAATATCTTGTGTGCCTGCTCATCATATATACACAAAGGATTATTGGGCTGAACCTGCAAAGTGCTTGTGGCCTCTAATTCAGGAAAAGAATATAAAACATCAGATTTATTTAAAATCTTTTTGTAAAAACCCAGGGTATCGGTGTTGCTTTTTACTATATAGGTTTTCCTGTTAGGTCTGTACAACAAGTTTTGATTTGGGCTTTGTATAACTAAATCAATCATTTTACAGAAGTTCTTTTTTTAATAAGCTTTTGAACCTCTGGAGAATATTTAAGCCAGGGGTGGTCTGGGCTTACCCAGTGTAATAACAAAATTCCAACTTTGTTTATTTCTGGATCTGGAAAAGACTCTTTCCAATGTCTTTGGTCATTAGCCAAAAATAATATACCTTCATTTTCATCAAACTCATATTCTTTGTTTTCTATAAACAGGTTCCATGGGGTATTATGATACAGTCCGATATCCAATGTGTATGTGCAAGGTCCTACATCCAGGTGTTCATCTAGCTGAGCGTTTGCACCTGAGTACTCTGCAAAAACACCGTATGTGGGAACTATATCTTTTTGTGCAAATTTTTCTCTTGCAAAATTAGTAAGCTTATCTAGACATTCTAAAATAACAATATCGTCAAAAGAGTCTAGTCTTTTGCTGCCATAATTATCATAAGGGATGTTTTTTATCTGTGGATGGTTAGCAAAATAGTTTTGAATATACTGAAAGAATGGCTCATCAAAAATATTTTTTATTACTTTTGGCTCAAACATTTTTACCTATCTATGTAGCATATGCCAACTAAAAGCTCGCCTTCAGAAACCCCATCAATTCGATACGAGTATTCTTCGGATGAAGGAAAAACAATTAGATTGCCCTTTACCAAAGGTATGGAAAGGTCTTTATTTAAAAACTTTATCGATGCTCCTGTATGATTATCGTTAACTACATATATTTGAGCTATGGTATCATTTAGTGCTGGATTTGTAAAAAGCTGCTCATAATAAATTCCTTGTGCTATTTTTAAAAATACATTATCGTTAAACCATGTGATCTCCATGGATTTTTCTGCTATATAAGATTTAATTTCTTCAACAAAGCTTAGCTGCAGTTTTCTGTTTTCAAGATTTAAACCTCTTATGTTGGCGGTCTTAATAATTCCTTCTCTAAACCCATTGCCTCTTTCTAGCCATGCAATTTCTTCATAATCTGAGAGAAGCTGCTGTAAAACAGAATCTCTTGGGTACAGTGAGCTGTAAGTATTTATATCAAAATTTGAACCTATTTTGTTAACCATTTCTACCACCTATTCTATGTCCATGCCATACATTTGGAAAAATAGGATCTCTTGGTGGCTCTATATCGTACCTAGAGTTAGCTGAAAGATTATCTACTGGGCTATTTGGCTCTGGCTTTTCATTTAAAATTGATTTTGCTTTAGTGTAAGCTTTATGAGCAGCAATGTGTCTATCTTTGCTTCCATCCACAATTTCTTTATTTAAATAATTATAAAAACAGTATCTTAAAATTAAAGGAACAATGTGTAGGTAGCCATTGCCTCTTAATGAAGGATTTATATAAAGCCTATTTGCATCATTGTCTAAATCAAAAGTAACATATATGTCTGGATATGATGATGTAATAAAATCAGAAACTACTACTGTTCCTGGCTTGTGTTCATCATTAAAATAAAAACAAGCTACATATTTTGTATCATTGTTTGACAGTCTTGTTATTTGAATCCAGCTGTTTTTAAATTCCTCTGGGAGTTTTGAAAAAAGTGGTATAGAATATCCATTTACTTGTTTTGAATCAATAATATTATATTGCAACTGAGTCATGAGTCAACATCCTTTCTGTGAAGAACATATCGTAAGGCTCACAGTTAATAGAAACTGTTTCGTGTATTACGGGAACAACCTCATACATATCAATTGTCTCCCAAGTGCTTGTTTCGTAAGAATAAACCAAATCGGTTTCTGATAGCACGTCTGCAGACATAACAAACTTTGCCTCCCCATCTCTTTTTACCAAAACAAAGTGATACTGAGAGAATATGTCTCCATTAATAACAACACCGTAGTTTGATTGTTGACGATATATTGCAACCACTGTAGTCGTTGCAAGTTCTAAATTAGGATTTGAGTCTGACCATTCTAAAGCGGCGCCGATTGCGCTTGGCCCCCCATCATATGGAAAGCCATTAATATTGGCAGATATAAGAGTGTCTCCAACTTCAAGATCATCTGCTTTAACCAAGCCATCGGTTGTTCTGACTAACGTTGAAACACCAACGCTTTTAAATCCTGGTGTCCATCCTGGACCAAAAATTGAATCTACTGGAACAAATCCTGGGTTTGCATCAAAGGCTGGTGTAAATCCTGGGTTTGCATCAAAGGCTGGTGTAAATCCTGGGTTAAAATCTGGTGTAAATCCTGGGTTGCTAAAACCTGGATTAAATCCTGGGTTTGGATCATAAGAAATACCAAATTCTGGAATAAGAGGAACTCTTCCATTGTAAATTTGAATTGTTCTACTGCCTGTTCCACTTAAAGAAAATGTTATTTGAGATGAGCCTGCATTCCAGCTGCCGATGTTTGATCCATTAACTGCAATGTTTGTAGGAAGCGTTTGAAAGTTTCCATTAATTGTTACAGTGGATCCATTCCAGCTTGAAGAAGATACTGATGAATTTTGTGGTGGATCTGGAATAAACGTTGGTCCAAAACTTGGAGGGGCAACATATTGATAATAAGTAAATCCAACTGGTGCGCTAATACCTAAAGCTGTGTTTTGATTAATTGGCTGCGTTTTAATTTTTTGATCAAGTGATGAATCTGATGTACTTTCTGCAACTTCTGTCCAAGCTAGACCTACTGCTTCTAGAGTTTGTTTGGCTTGTGCACGAGTTAGTCCGCTAATGTTTGGCATATTAACTTTTCTTATGCCAAAACGACCAAAGAATCTTCTTATCATTTTGTTTTATACTGCTAGGTCACCCAATACGACCCAACTGTTACTGCCTCTCTTCAATAGCGATGCGCTTGACCACTGTGTTCTAAGCTTGAGACCTGGTGTAGAATTTGGGGTAAATCCTGTTCCAGCTATAGTAACCTGTGAGGTTCCTGTTTGTAAAATTTCTATAGATGTGCCTATTGGAAAATTATACCCTGCATCGGAAGGTATTGTCAAGGTTCCGCCGCCCGACATTTCTATAAGTCTTCCTACATCTGTGGATTGTAATGTATATGATCCGCTTTGTGCATTAAATTCAATAATTTCGTTTATTTTGGTGTCTAGGGCTGCTTGAACCAAAGTTGAAATTGGCTTTCCAGCATCCGATGTATTATCAACATTTCCAAGACCTACGTGTGCTTTTGTAACACCTGATACGGTTCCTGTAAAGGTTGGAGATGCTATTGGAGCATATGTTGTTGCAGCCAAAGAAGAATCAAGCTTCTGACCAACGGTTGTTGTTAGGGTGGTAGCAAAATCGGGATCATTTGCTAAAGCTGCAGATAATTCATTTAATGTGTTTAGAGCTTCTGGCGCAGAATCTAGAAGATCGGCTATCGCATTTGTAATTGCTGTATTTCTATCTGTTACTTCTGTAGAAATTGCTGAAGATAACTCAGTGTCTCTTGTAATTGTTGCTGGAATTTCAGAATCTGGAATCTTACCATTTTCATCAAGTGTAGCAACTCCGTCTGGGTTACCATACAAATCAGATGTAAGGTATGTTACAGCAGCAGTTGAAGCTAAGGATGTGACTGCTGTATCAACATATGTTTTATTTGCAATTGTACTATCTACAGATAATGTTAGTTTTCCAGTGCCTGCATTAAAGCTTTTATCTAAACCCGTGCCATCTAAAATAGTATCAGAAATATATTCTTGCGTTAAGCTTAAAAGTTCAGATGGGGCTACGCTAAAATATGGAAGGGCTTGCCATAAAGCAGAACCATTTCCAATCTTTATCTTTGCTAGTGTTGTATCTAGTCCAATTTCTCCCGCTGCAAGAATATTTGTAGATGCATTCCACTGAGTTGTGGTGCCTCTTCTAACTCTAATACTAACTGCCATTATGGTGTTCCTCCGTCAACTATATTGAAATTTGTAGTGCCAGTAAGATTTGGTGTTCCGCCATCTACTGGGTCTCCCGTAGACTGTGGTGTTCCACCCTCTATAAAAGCTGCGGAAGTTGAAACGGCTTCAACAGAGTATATGTCACCATCATACGTATGTTGATGAACTAGTACGCCTGTTTCTGTGTCTCCACCAATTGGCTTCCACTCTGTTCCAGTATATACACGAAGTTCTTGAGCAGAACTATTATAGTATATATCTCCAGCTCTACCTGATATAGGGTCTGAAGGTAATTCTGTTGTATTAAGTGGAACTAATCTTTTAACTGACATTTAGCGTCTCCTTAACCAGTAATTACGACTCTATATGCTCCACTTGCAGGGGCTGTTGCAAATTTTAATGTAATTGTATTTAAAGATGTACGCTCAACGTCTGTTTCAACTAATGCCTTTGATCCTGCTGTCTCAAATACTTGAACAGTAACATCGTCTGATCCTAAATTGTGTGTAACAACTAAAGATGTTAAAGATGAAGCGTTAGAAAGGTCTGCTGCATATTTTCTTGCAAGAGCATGATAGTCTGATCCATTATTTGTTAGGGTCCAGTTGTCTGTGGTTTCATTCCACTTAAGATCAACATCTGCTTCTAGGCCACGGTGTACTTTGATTCCAGCATCTACAGAGGGAGTATTTTCCTCTGGCATATCGCTGTTAAGGTTAATGTAATTATCAGAAATATTTACTTGTGTTGTATTAACTGCATTGATAGACCCAGTTACATTAAGATCTCCAAGAACGTTAAGGTTATTTCCAATTGTTACATCGTCTGGCAAACCAATTGTTACTGTTGTGCCTTCACCTGATGTTGGGCTTACTGTAATTTCATTTGCTGTACCTTGAATGTTTGCAACATAGTCGCCTGTTGTATCAGTTCCAAGCTCTACAGAATTTGGTGCAACTGTAGTTGTAATTGTTACATCACCAAGATTTGTCATTGTTGCAGAACCAGTTACATCTCCTGAAAGAGTAATTGTAGGATCTGCTACATCAAAATCTAATTTTCCATTTGCATCGTCGTATGTTACTGAAATACCAGATTCGGTATTTGTTGAAACCATTCCGCCAACGATGTCTTGTATTGATTCTTGGTTAAGGGCTACGTTTCCATTTGTTACTACAAAGTCTGTTGTTGCAAAAGAAGCAACACCTTTGTTAAATGCAGATGCGTCTTCAGCTGAAATAGTTAATGTATCTCCGCTTACTGTTACATCGATTCCTTCTCCGCCATTAACTTCAAGAGTTTCTGTAAGAAGATTAATTCCAATTGTTGCAGATGTATCATCTGAAATTGTAAGAGTTGTGGCTACATCTGCTTCGCCTGCAGCTGTTAATCTACCTTGCTGATCTACTGTAAATGTAGGTATCTTTGTTTGTGATCCAAAAGATCCTGGTGTTACGGCTGTATCATTAAGTTTTAATGTTGTTGTACCCGCTGTGTCGTCATATGTTGCTGTTAACGCTGTTCCAGCTAGGACAGAAGAACCAATAATATCTTGAATTACTTCTGTAGATCCAGAGGTTGGTGTCCATTCTGTTCCATTGTAGAAATAAAGAATATTTGATCCAGTATTGTAGTATATCTGTCCAGATACTGGGCTGGATGGAGCAGCACCTAAGTTTTGGATTCTAGCATTTAGTAACTCATTCTTATTGAGGTCTAAACTAACTAAGAATTTTTTTGCCATTTTCTTTCTCCTTTACGACAGATGCGCTGTCCCTGAAAATGGTTGGGCCATCGTCAGTGTTAAACTATTAAGACTATTATAATCTATTCCTGTTTCCAATACGTCGCCTGCGCTAGATATCACGGTTACGTTTGGACTAAATCCTAAATTATGATTTATTGCTACAGAATACACACCAGAGACTGGTCCTTGAACTTGGGACATCTCCCATGAATAAACAAAGGCTACGTCTTCTTTAGTAACAAGATCAATTTTGTTAGCTCCGCTCCATGTGGAGATTGAGAGCTTTGGGCCATAGAACTCATTTGTTGATGTATTAAAGTAAAAGTCTCCCTCTATGCCTAGGGTGTCCGCTGGTGCTGTGGTTCCGTTAAGGATACTCTTCCCTCTTGGTCCTTGGGGGCCAACTGATGAAATAACAACCTTATTTATCTGTTCAGTAATTTTTACATTATTTTCTGCCATTAGATAGTTACCGATCTACTTAGAGTCAAAAAGCCCTCAACAAGTTTTGTTTTTGTATTGTTTGAATCTGTAATCATTATGTCATAAGAAGATTTTGGGTGAAATAATTTGCTTGTTTGAGCTGGAGTCATTGTGCATGTAACTCTTCCATTTGGACCATCAATTGTAATTCCGCCAGCAGGTGATGTTAGAGTAAATGATAATTTAGATCCGCCTTTTGTGTCTCTAACCTGCATTTTTGCGGTAGCGCCAGATAAATTTATAGGTAAGTCATTGTTATCTGTATAGTCAATAACAAATGAAAAAGTAGTATTTTGATCAACTTCAAAGTTTTTTTGCGCTGCCACGGTTACCCCTAATTAGAAAAGCCCTTATGGATATTTTACCATAAGGGCACTTCTAATCTATATTAAATTTTATTCCTTTGCTACAAATCCAAAGTCTTTGTTGCTTGGGCTTAGAGCCTTAAGAATTACTGGTGCGACAGCTGCCACGCCACCTAGAAGAAGGTCTCTTGGGTTTGTATTGCCAGTCATATATAAAGCAATTGCTGCTGAAAGAAATGCACGAGCATATGTTCCAAGCGCTGCTAAAATCTGTTCTGTCATTGTTACCTTTCCATCTTTGTTTAAATCCATCTTATTGAATTTAGCCATTTTATCATCTCCATTTTGGGCGGTGTGCCCAGAATTTTGGGGAACTTCCCCAATACTATAATTCTACCATACTAGGCAGATATGTCTACTAGCTCGCAATTTCCATCTGAACTACATGCAAGAGTAGCATTTGTAGATGTGCCATCCTCTGTCTCATAAAAAGATAAATCTTCCCATCTAATATCTTTTGGCATCTTTGCAACAAGTGCATCGTATTCATCTTTATCTACTTCTTGGTAAGGAGCCTGCTTATATGAGTGATCTGAATGCGGCAGGAATGAAATCCCAGAAACCTCATCAAAATGCTTATATACCCAAGCACCGACTTCCATCCATTCATCTTCCTTTACAGAAACTGTAATTGATGGCTTATGCTCACACCATGCACGTTGGTAAACTATCCAAATGTTTAGGTGCTCGATAGCCGTTAAATCATTTCTAACAATTGCACCTTCTGGTGCCTTTACTGGGAATGAGAATACGTATGTATCGTTTGGCTTCATAACATCATCTTCTACGGGAATACCGACTTCCTTCAAAAATGTAGAGATTGGATCTCCCTTTGAGCCACGTACTGTACGAATGTAATATGGGGAATGCCAAGCATGCATTCCTGAAGATACCCCGACTAATTGAGATACCGTCCCTGATGGCTTTACACATGTAATTGCTGCAGACTCAGGAATCCCAATTTTTCCAGCCTCATCTTTATTCTTTGCTCTTGCGGATTCTCTAAGATTCATCAAAAATGCTTCTAAAGAAACAAGGTCTTCTTTGCCTGACATAAACTTATGACCAAACTGACCTGTTAGAGATACTCCAAGTAGGCGTTCTTCTTCTGTGTTATCTTTCCAAATTTTACGTAAATATTTAAAGTCTGTAAGCGTAGACTGCCATGTTCCAAGAATAGTTGCAAGTTCTACTTTACGCTCAATATCTTTCTTTGTATCTTTTTCACGTAATACGACTTCTGAAAGGTTACAAAACTGATAAGGACGTAAGATAATCTCTGAGCAAGGGTTAGTTCCGTAGTGTATATCTGGATCTCTTCTTCCATATTTGGCTGCTTGGGCTTGAGCTGCGGCCACATTGTATATACCTCGTTCTCCTGACTTTGAGTCATAAAGAGATTTCCATTCTGCAATAAATTGCTCCATTTCTGGCTTGCGTGAATACGCAACAGAGTTATTAGATAGTGCACGTTGTGGACTTGCTTCCCACCAGTTGCCTGACTTAGCTTGCGCCATTTCAATATCGTTAATATTTGAAAGTGAAATCATTGCTGAGCGACGAACTCCACCTACAACAACTACTTCACCAATTTTACACATAATGTCATGGCACTCAATTGGCTTAAGGTTTCTTCCTGTAGCATTCTTAAACTTAGCGATTGTAAAATCAAATAAATTAATAAGTGGTTGTGGTCCAGATGATCTTCCACCCATAGTCTTAAGTCTTGCGCCTGCGGGACGAACTTTAGAAACATCAATTGCTGGAATCTGTCCCGACCAAAGCAAAGCAAGCAATTCACGATATGCTTTTGCCCAGCCTTGCTTTGAATCTTCTACCGTGATAACTGTTGTTGACTTCTCTAATGACTCGGGGACGGCAGGAAGTTTATTAATATACTTATACTCGACAGAAAACCCTACACCAGTACCGCACATGAGGATATACATGGTCTCATCAAATGAACGTGGTGAATCAACTGGTAAGAATGCACAGTTGTATCCAGCAACATTGTCTCTTTCTAATGCAGCCCCAGATGTCATTACGGAACGCATTGATGGCATGACGTTTCTTTCAAATACACCGTTTTTTAATTCCGCAACAAGCTTCTCATCTGGAATGTAATTATAGTTTTCTTTTAAATGGTTTAACATAAAGCCGAAGTATCTATCTACTGTCTCACCCCACGTCTCACGGCGATTATCTTCTGATATCCATCTTGCATATCTTGATAACGCAATGAAATTTTCGTATGGGTTTGCAATAGTCTTAGACATTTATAGTACCTGTTTCTCCGCCTGGCGGTTAAGTTAAATTTAGTGTGAAGATCCTATTCTACCAAAGAATAATTCATATGGGAAGCGTAAAAAAATATTTTTAAATAATTACTAGTTAACTATACACGTATACTTTATATTTATTCTAGTTGACTGGCTTGACAGGCTTATGCTAACAATGTTATGATTAGAGTTCGTTATCTCTAGAGGAGGAAATGCCAATGGAGAAAATAAAACAACAGGTAAGTGATTTGGCTCACAACTTGGTTACAATTGTAATGATAACATTATTTTTGTTTCCTGTACAGCCGATAAACGCCTTAGAAGTAAAACCTTTAGTGAAAACTGAAGCCCAACTAAAGCAAGAAGTCTTGGATAAGTTCAGTAAAGAAATTTACAAGCCATCTGAGATGCTTACAGACGAAGAGCTAGTATTACTACTTAAGACTGTAGGATTCGAAGGAGTAGGCCTTAAGAAAGCTTGGTCCATAGCAAAGCGTGAATCTAACGGAAGACCGCTTGCATATAACGGGGATAAGAAAACTGGAGATCATTCTTATGGAATGTTCCAGATAAATATGATCGGAGACTTAGGTCCAACAAGACTTGAGAAATTCGACCTAAAGAGTAACACAGAGTTATTCGACCCAGTAACAAACGCAGAGATAACGTACTACATGACCAATGGCGGTCAAGATTGGTCCAGCTGGAAGGGCATGACCCCAAAAGCGCAGGAATGGCTATTGCGATTCCCAACAACTGAAAAGAAGTAGGATAGATGAAGATACAATATGTATCAAAGTATCTCTCTTTATCAAAAGAGGGCCTTGTTCCAGAGCTTTTATGCCCAATGGATCAGGGCTCTCTTTATCCTAATCAAGATTCTGAAGACAACATATTTCTATACTGTTTGTCGTGCAACTACAAAAAGAATATAGGGCTTGAGATGTATGCTAATTTAAAAAAAATGGTTGATAATGAAATCTAAAAAACTATATTATGCTGTGTATCATCCAGTATTTGAACCTATAGGCTATTTAAAAAATGTGATACCTGAGTGGTATAAAAAAATAGAAAAATTTACAAACAATAAGTTAAGTTTAAGTCCTAGAACAATGACAGTAAAAACTTGTTCCCCATTTTTAGATGGGTTTCTTACTGGATACTATATCCCAACGCCAGTTGATATTCTAGTTGAGCAGACACCTCTTGGCCCTAGATTTTCTTGGAACTTTTTTGACAATGACGCTTACACATCAACTTTTGTAGTTGAAAGAGAAGAATCAATGTTTCCTGGACTTCCAATTCCAATGGGGTATCACTCCAATCATTTTTCTTGGCTTACTAAGCAGGTGCTTAAAGTTGAAGACGGTTATAGCATATTAATAACCCACCCTTTGAATAGAGATGATCTTCCATTTAGAACTATGTCTGGAGTTGTTGACGCTAACTACGCTATGAATGGTGGCAAGCTGCCGTTTTTCCTTCAAATGGGATTTGAGGGAATTATTCCTGCTGGAACACCAATAGCTCAAATTATTCCAATTAAAACAGAGAAGTGGGAATTAGTAGATATGCCTTCACTGTTAAAAGAAGCAAAAATAGCTGAGAACAAATCTGTAAAATATATCATGGGTTGGTATAAGAAAACTTTTTGGCAAAGAAAGGAATATAATTGATAAATAAAGATGGAGATACAATAAAGGAATCTGAAGAGATTCAATACGAATCTGCTGGATTTGAAACATACGAATGGAAGATGCCTGTAATCTTTCCTAACACTGACGGAGGAATAAATAAAAATGGATGAATCAAAACTACCAGATGGTGCAGTAATTAGGGAGGCTGGAAGCATTGAAGACAACCTGCCTATGGTTAACTACATCATGCTGCATCGCATATACGATATGATGACACTTATTGCAAATCATTTTGATACTGAAAAGGCAACAAGGATGATTGAATACCACCAAGAAGGATACCTGCTTGGACCTGAGCCAGCATTTACCCCAGGGGAAAAAGAATAATGTCTTATAGCCAAGAACAGATGGATTTTGCCCATAAGATTGTATTTAGACTTATGGAAATTTTAAAGGTCTGCCCTAATGTGGATGACAAATATAAATGTCACACATCTCATCAAAAAGCTCACGCTAGGTGTGTAGACCTTATGGTACTTTTGGCTGAAATAACTAACCTGCCTGAATATTTAACATATTTAGGAAACAATCCTGAAACTAGTAAGGACCCATATGGATGGATACTTGCTTACCCCCCATCTGAAAAAATTGTTGAAGAAATGGTTGACTTAGAAAATAACGTGTAATACAATTAAGATGTGTAGGTGACGGCAGCAATGCTTCCCTATATAATGTGTAGCAATACACTAGAAAAGCCCAATCGGATCCGCCTCTGATTGGGATTTTTTCTTTTAAAGGCAAACTTCTAGTATAATAGGAATATGATAAGAACTAGAAATTACGCATTAAATAACATAACTCCTGTTGAAATAACAATTGAAGACGAAATTAACGTAAAGTCGACATTAATAATTTCCAACACAAGTGCTAATAAACATATGGTTATTGGAAATAGCGACGTAAGTTCTACAAATTACGGAATTAGACTTGAGCATGACGCAATGCCATTATCTATTGATTTAAATAAAGATGATCGACTTTGGGCTATTGGTGAAGATGCAACCGTTACTTGTTCAGTTATGGTTATTGAAAAATAAAGTAACTACTTCTTTTTATCTCGTTCTCTTTGCAGCATTCTATACAAGCCGTTTGGAACAAATTTAGAAGCTATATTTACTTCGTTTTTTTGAAAACGTTTTCTATCAATATCAGTTAACTCTCTAATTTCAAGACCCAGTTTAGACTTTCTTTCAAAAGGAATATAGTGAACAAAGGGGTCTCCTCGATTAATTGTAATCTTGTCCTTGCCTCCATGATACAAAACCTGCTGATTAATTTCATGATGTATATCAGTATCAATAATCCCAGGAAGAACTGAAAAGTTTTTATTATAATGATAAAACATTGGAAGCTGTAAGACAGACCAGCCTTTAGGTGTAATGATTCTCCAAGGGCATTCGGCCTTAAATACAAACTTTGCCTTATCTCCATGCAAGCTTGCGTCTGCCCACTTTAAGAACTGATTGTTAGTGTGAATGCTCCAAGCAAATGAGTCGTTAGAGGTCTTCCATAGGAATTCCTGTGTTTCATCGTTAAACCCTAGTTCTGTGTCGCACCACATTGGAAGAACGTAGCCTTGAGAAAAGAAATCTGGAAAAGCTGGACAAATTTTTACAGTAGATGCTGAAGGAAAGCTAATCGAACCAACTTGAGCCGATCCTGGGCCATACGGCATATCGTTTAGATCCAGCATGCTTGGGGTATCTTTAAACCATTGCGGAACAAACTGTTTAGATGGCTTTGGCTTACATTGCTGTATTTCTTGTAGCCCTGGCATCATAGATATAAACTCAATATTACTCATTACAACAGTATAGCAAATGTATTTAGATCTGCATAGTGCAAAAAGTGCGAAAAAAGTGCGCCGTCGAAAGAAGAGCCATATCTCACATGCAGTAATTTGTAGAATATGTCATATAAGGCCTCTACGGGGTCTCTAAGCCCTTAAAGGGTCATATTTGGTATCTCCGATACAAAGACCCAGGAAAGGGCGGGAGATGAAAATTGAGCTATTTAATCTGTATAAGTATACCCAGAGCATATGTAGTAAATACGACCAATGGAACTAATATAAGTAATCTATATCTCTTCATGATCTATGTCTTCATCTAGGTCGAAATCAAAGATTTCTATCTGTCCCGCCCAATTTAAGAACTTAGACATGTATACACCTGATAAGACTGCTGTCGCAGTTAACGCAATTAACGCATATATTTTTTTCATTTAATATCTTTCCAAAATGCTAGTACCAAAACTATTATTGGTCCAAATATAACACCAAATTGAATCCAGCTCATTAATCTATTGTATCATAAGGTGTATAATATTAATATGACCCCTGAACATGGACCAAGAAGGCCTTTTGCACATCAACAGCTAAATCCTAGCTTTGCTCCACCGTCATATGTTGAAGGCCCTGGTGGTCGTATGGAAAAAAAGATAGAAAATATATTATTTAAGATAAAGAAGTTTTTTGTTCGCAGATAATCTCATATACTAGCTGATCAATAATATCTGTATCCTGTTGAATTACATCAGTTCCATTATTTAACATGACATCAGTAATGCCCATATCTTCAAGGTCAATAATTTTCTGTTTTACAGTTTGTCTTGAACCCCACAGAGTCCAGTCTTTAATTCTTGGTTTTTCAGTATATGTCTCATTTATGATACGTAAAGCTTCTTCATCAGTATCTCTTATTATCACCTGAGCACTAACCATTCTTCTGCTGTAATTAAGTCTGTATTGATCAGGATCTCTCAAGTAGTCATCCATCATACATAAGCTAATATCAGTGTATTGCTTTGTAGCATTTAATAAGTCAGTATTCTTTGTTCCAACAAGTATGGTTGGCTTTTTACCCATAGCGTAGGTGTTTGTAAACTTTTCCAGCCATATTGGAACATAGTCCAGTCTTCCTTGAGGAGTAGTTATATCAGTTTCTACTTCATAGCAAGCATCTGGATCTTTTTTTTCTCCGCTTGTTTCTCCTGAAACTATGTTTAGCATAAGTCTACCTGGAGCAATTTCATTAAATGCTGCAACCATTTGTGCACAATATTGAGCACTTATGGAGTATGGTCTTACGGCAAGCATATACTTAATCTTTTTCATAGGATCTAGTGTTGCTGCACATTTTATAAAAGTATCTGACTGACTCTCTTTCATTGTAAGTAAAATAGATTCGTACCCAAATTTTTCTTTTTGAGAGTACATTCTTTTAATTGAAGAAAGAGATAAAAGCTCATTTCTTCTATTCATCCAGTGAAAAGTTAGCATTTTATTTATACCACAACTTTATTGACTTAACTTCATGATTACCTAAATTATTGTTTTTATGGTCAACGCCATTTCTATAAAAATTAGTAATCTCTCCATTTTTATTTGCTTCTCCAACAACAGCGCTATACTCTGCCAATGAGTGCATATCCATATTTAAATCAGCAAATGGTTTTTTTGTAGCAGTTGATTCATTTATGTCTGCTAATGGCATTGGCATAATTGCACCTATTGCGGTTCCAGCTTTTATTGTAATCATTTCCTTAGCTCTAGTTATTTGTCCTGCAAGCTGATAAGGTTTTTGAAAAAATGAAGTTGATATAAGTGATGTAAAAACTTGAAATCCATCTATAAACTCATTCGGTACTGGATATCCTAACATTGTAAAATTTTCAGATGTTTTAAATACAAGACCAGTATTAAAACTTACTATTCCCCAACCTCTGTTAAAGTCTACCCATTTGTGTCCAGAAAAAACTTCTATATTATCTGAGGTTGCATCGTATTTGCCATTCCATCTAAACATTATGTCATCTGGAAAAGATATACCCCAGCCAAATTGATTAGCTAGGGTTATCGGAAAACATTTGTATGCATGTGGATATGGAAGATCTGTTGCCCATTCTCTTTTTGCTGATAGCGGAGCAAGTGTTGCAGAATTACCAGGCATCTCATATACATCAAAGTTATACATAAATATCCTAGTTGACTAGATTATATGTTATTAACAGATTGTTCCCAGGCTAGCTTTGCAGCATAGTCTCCAGAACATTGTATGCAAAATGGTGCAGCGATTCCATCTGAATTTAACTTAACTCCCCATCTGCTTTCTTCGCAAATAGGGCAATCACCTAGGTTAGTTTCAATAATATTATTTGTCATAGCTTTATTATACCACTTTCTGTAGGGATACTGGGATTTGAACCCAGAGTCGTTTGTATATAAGACAAGTGCTTTAACCAGATTAAGCTATATCCCCTTGAGGATTAGCGTATTCGGTTTAAATTAGAAATGCAGTC